TTTACAGACTTGCTTTTTTTGGTAGTTTGCCGACTTTCCCTATCTTCACAACGCCGTAGCGGTATCAAAGAACCGCGGCCGCCGCGCACCACGGGGCGCACCACGTGAGACGGTCACGCACACTTTCCCCAGCGGCACACGTTAAAAGACCGACTCCCCTACGGGGTACTCCGGGCAGTCTGAAAGCCGAGAAATAGCGATTTCCCAACGTTTTTGCGTGTTTGGCTATCGGCTGGTGTCGGCTGGTGTATTGCTCGGCGCACCACGGGGCGCACCACGCGAAACGGCCGGCGCACCACCGATAGCGGCGGCCCAGTGCTCGGGAGTGACGCGCAGATAGTGCTTTTTGGCGATCGCGGTGGAGTGGCCGAGCCAGGCGTCGCACACGTGGGCGGGGAAACGCGCCTCGAGATCCGTACGAGCCGAGCCGCGGAGGTTTACCCAGGGTTTTGGCCAGGGCTGCACCCCGGCGCGGTCGGCAATGGCGTAAATGCGCTTGCGCATCGGGCCGGCGCCGTTGCCGGTGCGGTATTTCGGGCAAATGTAGCGGGCGTGCGGGGCTACGGCGTGGTAATCCTCGAGGTAGGGCCGGAGCTCGGAGAAAATGGGCACGTGGCGGAGGCCGGTTTTCGGGCTGTGGTTGTGGATCAGGCCGGCCGACCAGTCTACATGCGACCACTCAAGGGCGAGCAGTTCCTCCGGCCCGCGCAACCCTCCAAACCTTGCCAAAGCTAACAAAAGCCTCCATAGGGGCTCTGCCTTTTCGATCATGGCGAGGACGGACTCGGCCGGAACGTAGACGGCGCGGGTTTTATCGGTGCCGGACTTGGCGACGATGCCGGCCAGAGGATTGGCGTCTATCACTCTTTCTTTCTGAGCCGCCGCAAGCATCATGCGCGCGTTTTTGATTAATTTGCCGGCTGTGCTCTCGGCGTGTTCGGCGTATAGCTTGCGGGCCAGGCGTTCGCAGGCAGCAGGCGTCAGTTCGGTTAAAGGCAGATCGGCGGCCAGGTGCTCCAAAAGTTTGTTACGTGTGTTTTCGTAGCGATTGCGGGTTTTCGGCCGTATGTCAGTGCGGCCATCGATATACCACCGGAGCCACGGGCCTAACGTGGTCGGCAGATGGGAACGCGTGGCGGCCGGGCGGACGATCCCCCAGGAAATTAGGCGGCGTGAGATCCGGGGACCGACGGCGCGAGCCCAAGCGGCAGCCTCGGCGGTGGGAGTAATGGCGAGCTCGGCGGCGGTGGCCAGTTCTTGCACGTGGCCGGCTATCTCGTGGGCTGCCGATTTCGAGATCGGGCCAAGCCACAACGGCCGGCGCTGGCCGCGGACGCTGACGGTTAACCGCCAGCCGTTGCGGCCGGGGTCAAAGTGAACGCTAGCCATCAGCCCAGCCACCGCAAGAGTTCGGCGCGGGTGATGAGCCACGTACGGCCGACGCGTTTTGCCCGCAGTTCGCCGCGGTGGTGCGCATCGCGTATGCGAGTCCAGGGCAGGCCGCAAGCCTCGCCGGCCTGGCGGTAGGTGTACGCCAGGCGGCCGGCCGATTCCGAGGCGAGCGCTTCTGCAACCGCCGACTTGATGAGGGCCCGCAGCTCCGGGCCGAGTGTCTGCCTATCCATGAAAAAACGCCGTCTACGTTTCCAACGTATAGGCGTTTGGGCGCAAGTTGCGCGAGCTCGATCATCTTACACGCCTCCGCCGGCTAGTCAAGGATTTGCGAGCCGCAGCGGGGGCAATGCCAACCGGCGGCGCGGGTGCCGCGGTAGATCGCGTACGGGAGAGCCACCAAGATTCCCGCGCCGCAAGTGCATAGGGTAAGCAAACCCAGACCAAGCGTTTCGTTTTTAGTTAACGTGCTGATTTTTCGGGCTAATACCGGCCCGCACGTGGGGCATTGCTTCTGACGTTCGGCTGGCATACGTTTTTTTTGTTGGTCAAAGCTGCGAACTAAGTAGGTGTCGTTAAATGAACGAGCTGTGCGTAGTGTTTCTCGAGGGGTATATGCTGGACCGCATGCTGCACCGGACGGAGGCGGAAGCGCTAGCGAAAGGCCTGATAGCCTCCGGTCATGCAGTCGAAGTTATGACGTTCCCCCTTCCCGTTCCAATGCGGTTTTGTTGCGCGGCCGCCCCGGCTTTCGGGGCGGGGCTAGCTTCCCGCTAGCGACCAGGTCCGCATCTGTATATTTCCCATCGCGTATGGCGCGTCGTTGCTGTTGGTAGCAGTGTTCGTGCACGCCGCGTTTGGCTTTGCTTTGCTGGGCGGCGGTTATGGGCTTGCCACACTCGAGGCAAATACGCTTGGCCAGGTTCTGGGCCGCATCGGCCGGAAACATAGGCGCGCCCGAACGTTCCACGAGCGCATAGAGTGCTTGCGCATCGTGGATCAGTTTTTCTAAACGCCGTTTTATCTCTTCGTTGGCCTGCATGTCCCGTATTGTGCCACGGTTTCGAAAGACTGCAAGCTTTTCTGTGTTAAAATAATTGACACGGCAACCGGGAACCGCTATATTTTTTCGCCAGTGTGGCCGCCGCCTGGCGGCTGGTTTACTCGGCACGGATGTCTATCAGGTGGAAAGGGGCATCGGTGATGCGAGTTTTAGTTTGGGAACCGAGGTGGATCACGGTGAAGCGGACGGCACGGCAGAGAGTAGCCAGGGCGGAGCGCGAGGGTTTGTGTGTGGCGTGCTTGGAGCCACTTGAGGGCACGGTCAAGCGCGGGTGTCATGAGCGATGCTATCAAGCGACACGCCGAGCGGTGGCGCAAGGCAAAACGACGCTCGAGGAGCGCGTCGCCGAGGGGAAGTTGTTACCTCCGGAGACTCCGGGCCGCAAGCCGAGCAATCCGGTATCCACCGAGTTTGTCTAGCGAAAGGGTTTGTAAATGGTGCGGCTGATACGTGCGGTGCGTCAAGCGATCCGAGAGAGCGATTTAGACGCGCGGCAAAAGTTGATTCTGCGAGGCCTGTTGCTGCTGCCGAGCTTCCGTTCGGCGGTAGTGGATTACTTCGAGGAAGTTATCCCCGACGCGAGTACGCGTTCGTGGGGGGATTTAATCGAGCTGATTATCGAGAAGCTGCCCGAGCTGCTCGAATTTATCGAGCTAATCATCGGACTCTTTCGCGACGAGTCGGCGGGCCAGCCGGTCGAGGTGAAGGCGTAACTGGAAATACCTGAGAAGGGGCCTATGCCGGGTGTGTCCCGGTGCCACGGGTGTGCTGAGCGGTAGAGCCGGGGGAGACCGCCGACTAAAGCATAAGCCCCGGTGTGGCTGGCCCCGCTATGCGAGAGGGTGGCGACCTACGCCCGCGGCGCAGCAGCGCGTGATCTCTGCTGCATTTTTCGGCATCGGTGATTCTTGCGGCGTTTGGTGCCGCAGGTTGTGCGAGCGCCCACCGGCCGGCATGAGGCTATGCCGGTGGGCTTTTTGGGAGCGTAGCAAATGACCTATTACGCAACGACGCCGGTGGATGGGCGGCAGCGGCGGGCGTATCGCAACGCGGCCGCGGGCCAAGAGGCGGAGATCCTGGCGTATTTTCGACAACAGGGGCCGGGGTTTTCCGCAAGCCCGGAGGCGATCCAAGCCCAGGTGTTGCCGCACGCCCCGATTACGAGCGTACGGCGGGCCATGACGAATCTGACTCGCCGCGGGGAGTTGGCGCGCCAGTCACAAACGATCGAGGGTATGTACGGCCGTCCGGTGCATTTGTGGGCATTGGCCGAGCCGCCGCAGTATCGCCAACAGGAGCTGTTCGCATGAAACGGGTACGGGTCGAGTATGGCATCGAGCTGGCCACGGGCGAAAAGTTTTTGTGGCGGTTCGAGTTGCAACAGGAAAGACACGCGTTGTGCATGATCGGGTGTATGGCGGCTGACCCCGATCTCGAGGCGTTTACCTATCAGCATGCCGCGAAGTTGTGCCAGAGAATACGCGAAGAAAACCGGCGGTTGCGGGAGTACTACGGGATTCCACAACCGGAGGCGGCGTCATGACACTACGGGAGCTGGCGGATTTGGTGGCCGAGATGCGGCACGCCCAGCGGGACTATTTCCGCACCAAGAGCGGGGCGGCATTGGACCGGGCCCGAACGCTCGAGCGGCGCGTCGATCGAGCCATTACGGAAGTACTAAAGCAACCGGAGCTTTTCTGACGTGGTGTTATGGGGCGAGCAGTGGCGGGAGGAAGCGGCAGCTTTACGCATTCGGCGGCCGCAAGTTTGGCGAGCAAAAAACAAGGGCAGCATTATGGATCTATCATCAGCCATTGAGGCAATAGCCTCCGCCGATGAGGCGGAGCTCGAGGTCATCGACGAGGAGCCTACAGCAGACGTTCTTGACCATGATGAGAGCTTTTTTCTTGTGGCCGATGCCATCGAGATGACAACGGGCCACCGGCCGCACCCAGCCACCTGTTGGCGATGGGCGATGAAAGGTCGTACCGTCAACGGTCAGCAGTTTCGATTGAGAACCCAGATGCAAGGCGGTCGGAGAAAGACCAAGCCGGCCTGGGTCCGAGATTTCTTCCGCCGGCTGACGGAAGCGACCACACCGCGCCAGCCGGCCGACCCAGATGGGCGCATCGAGCGACTGAAGCGGGTACGTAAAGTGCTGGCGCCCAGCCCGAGTGGCAAGCGGCCGGCCGGCAACGCGGTTGCTTACACAGATTTAGCGGGCCGCATAACCGAGATTTTGAAAAAAAACGACAAGCCGATGCGGCCTAAAGCGTTGGCCGAGCGGTTGGGGGTGGCGTACACGCAAGTAGGCAAAGCGGTTGCCGCTTCGCCATCGCTACAGCGGTTGGACGGCGGGTTAATCGCCTTGGCGGAGGGCTAAGCGATGATAGCGGAGCGGCGGAGGCTGCGGGTTAGGGAGTTTTGTACGTGTTGCGGCCGGGAGTTGTCCGGCGGAGTGCACTATCTGAACCGGGCGAGGGTCTGCCGAGACTGCGCTCAAGACTGGATGCCGCCCGATGAGCCTGAACGCGCTTCACAGATGCTGGGCGCCGTACTGATGGCGCTGTCGATCGTGGGTTGGTTGCTGCTGTTGGGACTGCTGCTGCAATAAGGGGCAGGGATGCCAAGGCAAACGGAGTTTGATTTCGATCGCGCGGAGCAGTTGGGGCTACTGGCCGAAGCTGTCTTGCCGCGCGGTTTGGGCGTTGCACCGGCTACCGCTAAATCGGTTCTGCGGTGCATCGACGATTTCGGCCGCGGCCGGGAGGCTTGGCCGAGCGTGCGGACGCTAGCCGTACGTTCGAACGTGACAGAGCGGACCATCAAGCGAGCGCTGGCCGCATTGGTGCGTTTGTCTCTGTTGGTGGTAGTGAAGCGCCGAAACCGCTTGGGGACGGTGAGCAATCACTACCGGATTGTGTGGTCGGAGTTGGCGCTACTGGTGCCGGCTCGGGCCAAAATTTTTTGCGAGCGTGGGGACATTCTGTCCGAGCGTGGGGACATTGAGTCCAAGCGTGGGGACATTGTGACACCCGAAGCGCCTAGAAGCGCAAAAGAAGAACCTCCTAGGAGGGCCGAGGAGGAGGGCGCGGCAATTGTCGAGCGGGCTCAGGAGCTCGGGGTCTACTCCGCGGCCTTGGTGCGCGAGGCAGCCGAGCGTACGGATTGGAGCCACGTAGCGGCGATCCTCGAGGCGTACGACACCCAGGCGTACGGACCAGGTGCGTTGTGTCTGCGGCTGAAGCGGGCCAGGCCAGGTCTGACAGCCGCGGCCGGGTGGCCACCGAAGCGGGAGCCGGTACCGACGCGGCGCCGAGATCCGGCGCTAGCGGCCGAGATGGCCAGGGCGCGAGCGATTCGAGCCAGAAGGGCGCGCCAATGCCAAGTGTCAAGTTAGAGCTACCCTATCCGCCATCGGTCAATCGGTATTGGCGACAAGCGCGGGGCCGTTTCTACATCGCAGCCGAGGGTAAGGCGTTCCGGGATGCGTGCGGGGCGGAGCTGTTGCCCTATCGGGGGCTGTTCGGATCGGAGCAAGTGCGGCTGAAGATCGCACTCACGCCACCGGACCACCGCCGGCGGGATCTCGATAATGTGCTTAAGGCGTTGCTTGATGTGCTCGAGTATTACCAACTGTTCGACGATGACGCCCAGGTTTGCGAGCTGTACTTGCGGCGGGCGAGCGGAAAGCCGCCGGGCGGTGTATGTTTGAGGGTGTGGCAGGCTTCTCCGTTGTGAGCGAGTATGCAAGGGATTTTCGCAGGCATGGAGGAGTTTGTAGGCGGTCCCGGCGATTACGACCGCCGGAAGGAACGCGCTCGGCGGCGCGAGTCTGAGCAGTCCCGCAGCGGCCGCGATATCGGGCCGCTCCCCAAGGTGCCACCGGACGGGGCCGAGCTGGTGGAGCGTTGCCGGCTGAATCTGCGGCTGTTCTGCGAGGCGTTTTTCCCGGCGCTGTTCTATCTGGATTGGTCCGACGATCATCTCGAAGCAATTAAGACGCTCGAGGATGTGATTCTGAACGGCGGGCAATTCGCCTTGGCCATGCCGCGTGGCTCCGGGAAAACGAGCCTGGTCATTGCGGCGATTCTTTGGGCGATCGTCTACGGCCATCGGTTGTTCATCGTGGCGATTGCGGCGACCGGGCCCAAGGCCTGCGATATCCTCGACGCGATTAAGGCGCAGATCGAGACGAACGACAAGCTAGCCGAACACTATCCGGCGGCGTGCTATCCGATCCGCAAGCTGGAAGGTATCAACAATCGGACCGCCGGCCAGATACTCGACGGCGAGCGTACCCGGATCACGTGGACCGGAAAGCGGCTGGTATTTCCGACCGTGGAGGGCGCGGCCAGTTCCGGGGTAGTGGTTCACGCGGCCGGGCTCCTCGGGGCGATCCGCGGCTTGCAGCACACGCGAGCCGATGGACGGACCGTGCGGCCCGATTTGACGATTCCCGACGATCCGCAGACCGACGACTCGGCCAAGCAGCCGACGCAAACCAAAAAGCGGTTGAACGTAATCTCGAAGGCGGTGCTGGGGCTGGCCGGCCCGGCGGAAAAGATCGCCGCGGTTTGTCCTTGCACGGTGATTGAGCCGGACGATTTAGCCGATACGTTGCTCAGCCGCGATAAATCGCCGGAGTGGCGCGGCCGCAAGTTCAAGCTATTGCGAGCGATGCCGGACGCGGAGGCGATCAAGCTATGGCAGCGGTATCGGGAAATCCGAGCCGATAGCCTCCGCGAGCATGAAGACATTCGGGACGCTACCGAGTTCTACCGAGCCAACCGCCAGGCGATGGACGCGGGGGCGGTACCGAGCTGGCCGGCCCGATTCGAGCCGCACCAACTATCGGCCGTTCAGTACGCGATGGATAAATGGGCGGACAACGAATACGCGTTCTGGGCCGAAATGCAAAACGAGCCGCGGCCGGCCGAGGAGGCGGGGGTCGAAAGTTTGCGGCTGGCCGACGTGGTGACGCGTTACGACGGATCGACGCGGGGCGAGCTCCCCGAGTGGTGCGAGTGCGTTACGGCGTTTGCCGATGTTCAGCAGGATCTATTGCCGTGGATGGTGGTCGCGTGGGGCAAGGATCTCCGCGGCCGCGTTGTCGATTACGGAGGCTGGCCAGAGCAGACCAAACGCTACTACACGTTGCGTGATTTGAGCCCGACGCTACGCGAGGCGACCGGAGAGCGGACGGTCGAAGGTGCATGGGAGCGAGGGCTGGAGGCGCTGACCAATTATCTGTTCGAGCGGTTCGAGGGGCTGGCGTGGTTCGGAGTCGATGCGAATTACGAGCTGTCTAAGGATACCGTTTACGAGCTGGCGAAACGCAACGCAAAGGTAATGCCGTTTCACGGTAGGTACGTGGGCGCGGCAAGTCTACCAATGGAAAAATGGAAAAAGCGGCCGGGCGAAAAAGCCGGCTATTTCTGCCGGACGGCAAAGGAGCCAGCGGGGCCGCGGGTAGTACTGGCCGATATCAACGCGTGGAAGTCTATCGTGGCTAAACGCCTCCGCGGGGATCTCGAGAGCGGCGTAAGTTGGTTCGGTACGCGGCCGCATGAGCATGAGATGCTATGCGATCAGTTAACGGCCGAGTATGCGATCAAGGTTTCGGGCCGCGGCCGGCGGGTCGATGAGTGGAAGAATCGGCCAGGGCGGGATAACCACCTATGGGATTGTCTCATCGGTGCGGCGGTCGGTGCGAGTCTGCAAGGGCTGACGATGGCCGGGCGGGTCGAGCGGCCGAAGCGGGGGACGGTACGGGGTTCGGAAATGATGCGGCGCAACAGGGGGCTCCGATGAAACGCTGTGCGCGATGCGGTTGCGAGAGGGCGGGCGGGAAGCATTGCGCGTATTGTGCCGGCGAGCTCCGACGGCAGGCCGAGGCCGAGTCAGCGGAGCGGGAGGCCGAGCGGCAGGGGATCGCGTGCCCGGATTGCGGTTGCACGGCGCTTCGGGTTTGGTACACGCGCCGGCGACTAAACCGGATCATTCGTCAGCGAGTGTGCCAGCATTGCGGCAGAAAATTTATGACCTACGAACGGACTTGATAGGGCTCTTTTCCACTGCTGGAACGAACTACCGCCGAGCTAGGGGCGGAACGAGAGCGGCGTGTTAGTATGCGCGTATGGCAGATTTATCCAATGAAATTGAAACGGCCGCGGGGACACCGAAAAAGCATGCGGTGGACGGTGAAAGCACCGAGGCGCGCAGCATCGACGAGCTGATTAAAGCGGATCGATACCTCGCCGCCAAAAATGCGACCGCCAAGAAAAAGGGCGGGCTGCGCTTCGGAAAGCTGATTCCGCCCAGTGCATCAGGGACACCATCGACCGACTAGACTAGCTTACGGGAACGCTTTTGAAATGGCATTGAAAATGTCAGCGGGGCGGCGAAATGCTGCCTGGACGGATGATCCAGTGTTTGCGGAGATCCTCGCCAGTGGCAAGAGTCTGTCCGTCTGGATCAACGCGCCTAGCACCGCCAACGCGTGGGGCGTACCGTTACTCGCCTGGTACGAGCTGGGCTATCCGTTTGCGGCTGATGCCAATCATCGAGCTTTTATTCGGATGGAGTTGATTACGAACGCCGCAGCGGGTTCATGGGGGCTGCACATTGTAGCCCGCGATCAGGACAACGGCGTGATTTCCAACAACAATCCCGGTGCAGCGGTATCGCAAAATGAGTGGCATCATTTTGCATTCGTTTTTCCCAGTGGTGGAGGCTACAACCTGATCGTAGACGGAACGCAGCGAATCACTGGTGGCACAATGCCCGACGTGGACACGGGGGTGTTGTTTTTGAGTTCCACAGCGTCGTTTGTACCGTTGACGGGACGGGACGCCGTCGCCCCTAACCACGGGGCATCTGCTAAGTTTGCGGACGTATGCGTGTTGGATGCTGAGTTAACCGCAGGCGAAGCGGCAACGATTTATTCCAGCGGCTCGCCAACCTACGACCGCACAGGCACAACGCTAGCCGGAAAAACGGTTTTGGGCCGCATGCCATTAATCGACGACGGCGTAGACATCATCGGGGCAGACGCAATTCTTGCTTCCCAGCACAGCCTGCGATTTGAGGATGACAGCGATTTATTCGGCAGCTACTCAGGCGAGATTATTGCCGACACAAACAAGGGCGTCGCTACAAGCCGGCTTGCAGGGAATCGGCCTGCAACGCTGATTTTCTTGTCCGACTCGTTTGGTAGCTATTCGCCCATTCGTGTGTTCGGACCGACGTACGACAAACTTAACTACGGGCGGCCGATGGGGCGCGTCGTGGCAGACTTTTTTACGCATACTGAATCAGGGTTCACCGGCAATTCGCAGGACGTTGGAACAGGCAATGATTTTGTCGTCGAAAATCAGACAACGCGCACCATTAGTAGTTCGACTTGGGCGGACGGCGTTTGCACCGCGACCTACGATGGCCCAAACCTGGTTGTCGGCCAGAAGGTCAAGATCAATTCGGTGTACTATATTTTGACGGCGTTCACGGCGGGCGCTGGCGTTGGTGACGCGCAAACCGGAGCAACGATCACGTTCAATGTCGATTCAGACCCAGGGAGTTTAGCGGGGCAAACAATTTCTGTCATTTTCACCGTGCCGATGCAAGAAGATACCGATCCGATCCCTGAGCAATACAACCAGACGGGGACGCGGTATTCACGCGCGACCATCAAGCCGGTTGTCAATTTCGCTAGTGGCCATCACTGGTCACATGGCGGCTGCTTGGATCGCCTGGATCACGAATGGGACGGACCGCAGTACATCCGGATTTACCATCGCGTGGCTAGCGACGTGTCGCAGCAGGTTAAGGCGGTCAAGGTCAAAACAATTGATTCGGAAAATGCAGAGACCGTCATCACTGTGTCAAATCTCGACAATCCCCAGCACGCCGGCACCATTCAGTTGTTGGCCGAGGTGGATGTGACACACTCTTGGCAGCGGACGGCAGGCAGCGACCAACTGCATTTCCTGCGAGGCTTTGACGTTGTTCCAACGGATGACCCTAACGATGCGGCGAATCGATATCTGTTTTTGACTGGGCTGGAATACAAACAGTCGGACGACAGCATGCCAGCTATGCGACTAGGCGCCGCTAGTTGGTCGTATGCAGGATACGGGCACACGCAAGACAGCGACAAATCGATGTGTCAGCACGACATAGACACGTTTGTCAAGACGGTCGTGCCAGCGGATCGCGAAGCGGTCATTGTTATGTTAGGCGATCAAGAAGTGCGCACTCGGGAGGTGTGGCAAGAGCTCGCAGAAAGCACAAAAACAGCGTGGGATCTAGCCTTCCGCCGCGCTGGCAAACTGCCGCCACGCTATTTGTTGCCGGGCTTGTACATGCACGCCCGCAACGCTGCTACCGGCAGTGTGCGGTTAGCCGAGTGGCGAAACGATTTCGCAAATCAGAATATCGGGTTTATGCGAGCCGCACTTGCTAACCCGACGACCGTGGAGTTTGTCAGCCTCTACGAAATGAGCGATGGCATTTGGGAATTGCCAGTGTCCGGCGACGACGGGGTAATTTCACCAGGGGCGACACCGGCAACCGGCAGCTTGCAAGCGTGGTACGATCCGCGCATTCGGACACACAAATTGGCGATTTCTGATGCTACATGGGACAATGGCACGCTGACGCTGACCAAAAGCGGGGGCTTTGATGAAGTGCTCGTTATCCCCGGCAGCAGTTGGGTTTACGTTAAGCAGACCGCCTTGGCGGGAACGCCGGTTGTGGAGGGGTGGTATCAGATTACCGGCGCTACAGCCAACACGTTAACGGTGTCCGAGACCATCACCAGTGGTGCGGCGGGGGTTGGGTCTGACGTGGAGATCGCCGCTATCGCGACAATTGGCCAGGGGTTACATCCGACGGCTGGTTCGGCGACGTACTTTGCCGATTTAATTGCTACCGCAGTGCGGCAAAGTCCGACGACTTACGATCCATTGTTGATTGCCGATCTAAGCAAGCTTTTACGCGTGTCCGTTGAGAACTGGAAAGAAAAATTCGCGTTATGAAGTGGCTCCAAACACTAAAACACGCGTTTAGGCGGCCGGCAATGTACGGCCGGCGGATCGTGCGCGGACGTTACGACGCGGCTCAAACCACCGAGGACAACCGACGTCATTGGGGCATGGCGGACGGGCTGAGTAGCATCTCGGCTAACTCCGCCGCGGTCCGTAAAACGCTACGCGAGCGGAGTCGGTACGAGGTGGCAAATAACTGCTACGCTCGAGGCATTCTGAATACCATCGCAGCTTATACGGTCGGCTCGGGGCCAACGCTTCAGCTAACGTACCAGGGCAGCGAGACAGATGCCGAGCGGCTGCGGGAGCTGCGGGCGGCAGCCCAAACGGTAGAACGCCAGTGGGCCGCGTGGGCCACGCAGCGGCGGCTGGCGCAAAAACTCACCACGGCCGTTCTTGCGTGGTATCAGGACGGCGAGGCGTTCGCGGTATTCTCCAACAGTCGGCCGGGGATGCGTACGCCCGTGCAGCTAAACGTTCGGCTTTATGAGTGCGATCAGTTTGAGGATCATCCCGTGGCCACCGTGCAGAGCCTGGACGATAGCGGCATCCGGCTCGACAGTGCCGGCGAGCCGGAAGCCTACTCGATGTTGCGGGCTCATCCGGGCGATGCCGAAGGGCTACAAGATATCACGGCCGATTGGATACCGGCCAGCGAAGTAATGCACGTTTACCGCCGCGAGCGGCCGGGACAGTTGCGGGGTATACCAGCCACTACGCCCGCGCTGCCGTTATTCGCGTTGTTACGGCGTTTTGAGCTGGCGACAGTAACAGCCGCGGAAACGGCGGCCGATTTCGCGGCGATTTTATACTCGGAGAATCCGCCGGACGATGACGCCGAGAATATGGCGATTGCCGGCTGGGATCGAATCCCGATTGAACGCGGTGCGTTTACCACGGTGCCGTGGGGCTCGAGTTTAGCGCAGTTGAAAGCCGAGCATCCAAATAGCACGTTCGACGAGTTTGTGCGGGCGTTGCTGCGAGAGATTGCACGGGCCATGAGTGTCCCGGCCGTAGTCGCGCTGGGCGACGCCAGCAACTACAACTACGCCTCCGGGCGGCTGGATCTGCAATCGTTCGGCCGCCAGATGGCCGCGGACCGCAGCCAGTATCTCGAGCGTGATTTCCTCGACCGCGTGTTTGAGTCGTGGCTGGATGAGGCGCTGCTGATTAACGGGTTTCTGCCGGCGATGTTTGCCGCCACGGCTGGCGAGTGGTCGGTAGGCTGGCGGTGGCCAGAGCCGGAGCACGTCGACCGGGCAAAGGAAGCGAGCGGGCAGCAAACGGAATTGGTTAACGGTACCACGACGTGGGCCATCGAGTACGCGCGGCGTGGGCTGGATTGGGAAGAACAACGCCGGCAGCGGTACCGGGAGCTGGCCCGCGATCGCGAGCTAGCCGCCGAGTATGGGGTCGAGGTGGAAAGCATGGCGCCCCCAGCAGAACAGCAAACCGAAACGGAAGGTGTCGAGGATGGCGAGGAACAAACGGCAGAAGCGGCGAATTGAAGCGGCCGGCAACGCCGAATTGACGATTCGGGCGCAAGCGGTTGTAACGCCAGGCGTGGAGGCCGCCGGCGATACGCCGGCTCGCAAGCCTACGGTAGCGATTCGGGCGTACAGCGGCGGGGCAATGAGGGTGCCGCGGTACTTCGATCCGGTTGTGGTGGACGTGCGCGGGATCGGGACGGGTCAGAAAATACCGCTTTTGCGAGATCACGACCATACGCGGCCGATCGGCCAGGGTGTGGCCGCCATCGCAGACAATGGCATAGAGATACAAGGCAGCTTGCGATCGACCGGCGACAGTGGGCAGGTGCGAGACGCGCGGGAGATAATCGAGGCGGCCAAAGATGAGTTCCCATGGCAAGCCAGCGTGGGGATTGAACCGACGCGAACGGAGAAGGTGAACGCGGGCCAACGGGTGCGCGTCAACGGGCAGACGTTTACCGGACCGCTAACAGTAGTGCGAGCCGGCAAACTGCGAGAAGTGTCGATCGTGGCGATTGGTGCCGACGATTCGACGGAGGCTAGGATTGCGGCAGCGGCCGCGGGAGGTCAAACGATGGGTTTTGATGCGTGGCTCGAGGCCAAAGGTTGGGATAAGGCGACTCTGAACGATGTGCAATTGCGCGCTCTAGAGGCTGCATGGAAGGCCGAAACGGGCGGGGATACTGGCAGCCAGGGCGGCGGCCAAAGTAACGCCCAGCGGCAGCAGGGCGGCCAGGATGCCGGATTTGGAAATGCCGGTGGAAACAGTGGTGGCAACGGCCAGACGGTGACGGCCATGCTGAACGAAGCGCGACGTCGCGAGGAACGCAACCAGCAATACGGCGATATTCTCGGCCGGTTCTTGAGCCAGGGGACGCTAACCGCTAGCGAAGCGGAAAGCCAGTTTAATTTAGCGCAGCAAACGCAGCCCGATCCGCGCGACTTCGAGTTGCAACTACTGCGCAACAGCCATCGCCACGGTAGCACGCCGGGCCATCAGGCCGGCCGCAGCGGCGAACAGTCCGCCGAAGTAGTCGAGGCAGCGCTCGCACGCGCTGCGGGCGTGTACGATCTTGAGGCCAACTACAGCGAGCGGACGCTTGAGCAAGTGGATAGGCATTATCCGCGCGGGTTAACGCTCGTGGAGTTGATGTACATGGCAGCACAGCGCGGTGGGTACCGCGGCCATAGCTATAGATTCAGCGAAGAGGTATTGCGGGCCGCATATGCGCCAATCGAAGCGCGAGGCGCTAGCACTTACGACTTGAGCGGCGTGCTCAGTAACGTGGCAAATAAGGCGATCATGGCCGGATTTATGAGCGTAGAGCAGGAATGGGCGAGGATTGCGAAGATAGCTTCCGTGACTGATTTTAAGACAGTTACGCGGTACGCTTTAACCGGCGGATTTGAGTACGAGCAACTGGGGCCATCAGGCGAGATTAAACACGCGACGATGGGCGCGGAAAGCTACACGAATAAGGCTAATCTGTACGCGCGGTTGTTTGCCATTGGTTTGGAGGATCTGCGGAACGACGACTTAAGCGCGTTTGATACGGTGCGTCAACGCTTGGGCCGCGGGGCGGCGCTCCGCATCAATCAAGTGTTTTGGACAGAGTACCTAGCAGACGTGGCGACATTCTACACAGCTGGCCGGAATAACTATTTCGACGGTGCAGCGAGCAACCTGCAAAGTTCCAGTTTGCAGACAGCGGAGCAAAAGTTTCGCGAGCAAACAGACCCAGACGGCAACCCGCTAGGTCTCATGCCGACATTTTTGGTTGTGCCGCCGGCTCTCGCAGTCACGGCAAGAGAGCTGTACGTTGCCACCAACATCAACACCGGAGGTAGTTCGACCAAGGACAAGGTTCCTAACGCGAACGTGTTCCAGTCCAGATATCAGCCGATTGTTTCTTCGTACCTTGGCAGTAACGGCGTTACCAACGGCTCGGATACGCATTTCTTCTTGCAAGCCGATCCGATGGATTTACCGTTGATTGAGGTAGTGTTTTTGGACGGACAACGCCAACCGCGGGTTGAAGCCGCGCAAGCCGACTTTGATCAACTCGGTATCCAAATGCGGGGTTACCACGCGTTCGGCGCGGCCAAGCAGGAATACCGGGCAGGTGTGCGAAGTAAGGGAGCGGCGTAAACGCCAGGGTTTAGCAAGGGGGGCCGGCGTTCCGTTTTGATGCTGACGGGCCGCCGGTTTTTGAAAGAGGGCCGCCGGTGGGACTACTGGACGATGGCAGGGCGTTACTCAGGGCCAACCGGGCGCTGGTGGCCAGCACAGTCACCTATAGCCGCGGCGCGGACAGCAACGCCGCGGTGCCGGCAGTCCAAGCCGAGACAGAGTTCGAGGCAGATATCGGCGAGATGATCGTCAAAGGCCAGTTGGTGGATTGGTTGATTGAGCGAGCCGATTTGACGCTGGATTTGGGAGCGGGCGAGGTGGAGGTCGAGCCGCAAGCCGGCGACAAGATCACCGTAACCTACGACCACGGCAACGAGACGTTTCAGGTTTCCGCGCCGCCGGGGTTAGATGAATGGGAATATCACGGCCGAGACGGCGGGACGTACCGCGTTCACAGTGTGAGGGTGCCCAGTGCCTAGCCGGCTTAAGACAGTGCGAGACGAGGCGACCGCGGCCATTGCGGCGCTGGCGGCCGTTACGGCTCGAGGGATCACGCCGGTAGCGGTGTGGACACCGCCGGAACGGGATCGGGCGAGTTTGGTCGAGGCGGAAATACTCGTAGCTCCGTTCACTCGAGAGACGACCCTCGTATCCCGCAGTTTGCGAACCGAGTCCATCGTCTTACACGTGGCTATTTTCGATCCCCTCGAAGCCGGGACGGAAGATACAACGGCCGACGCCGACCAAACGCTGGCGGAAGCGATCATCGACGGGCTACTACCCAGCCGACTGCCGAGCGGCTATTCGTGCGTTTCGGCCGGGCAGCCGACGATTCGGGACGTAGACCATTGGCGGACCAAACGGCTTTTCTCCTCGTATGTGGAGCTAACGTACCAAGCATGAATATGGACGAATCATTACAAGCGCGGGCTATCGCGTGCCGCCTAGCTAAGCAGGTGCGAGACGCGGGCGATAACGCCGGGACCGAAGCCAAAGCCAGGCGGATCGTGCGCAATCGGTGTCTGGCCAATGATATCCCGTGGGCGGAATACGAGGAGTTAATCGCCGAGGAAATCCGCCGCGTGTTTGCTGGGGAGCCGGATTTTGACAACGATCCGCCGGTTACTATTCCGCCGGATTTCAAGCCGACCGACGAGGTGTTTGCTGAAGCGCCGACTTTGTGGCATTTGAGGCCGGAGGAGTGGGCGCCGATCTGGGAGAAAGGCACCGGCGAGAGTGTCCGTATCGCAATCTTGGACACGGGTTATACAAAACACACCGATGGTCCGGAGCCAATCGCCGAGCGGTCGTTCATCCGCGGCGAGTCGGTCCGGGACGGCAACGGCCACGGGACGCATTGTGCGGGCACGGCGCTGGGACGCAATTACATCGGCGTGGCGCCGCAAGCCGAGTTGATTGTCGGTAAGGTGCTCAGTAATCGCGGCAGCGGGTCCAGTTCCGGCATTGCCGCCGGTATCCGGTGGGCCGCCGATCAGGGCGCCGACGTGATTTCAATGAGTCTCGGCGGAGGCTCAAGCTACGGACCGACGAACGAGGCGATTGATTACGCCTGGTCGAAGGGATGCATCGTCAACGCCGCAGCGGGCAATAGCGGCTACCGCGGGCGCAACACGATCGGTTGGCCGGCGCGTTATCGATCGTGTTTGTGTACGGCCGCGTACGATTCGAGCAAGCGTATTGCGAATTTCAGCAGTGGCGGGCCGCAGATCGACTGGGGTTGTCCGGGCGTCAATATCGTGTCGTTTTCGAATCGCGGCTCGGGATATCGATCGATGAGCGGTACCAGCATGGCGACGCCGTACGGGTCCGGCTTGCTGGCGTTGATGATCGAGCGGGCCAGGCGTGAAGGCCAGGCCGACTGGAAAGCAATCGAGGCGATCCGGGCAGTGTTCAAAGGCAATATGGAAGATGCCGGCGCGCCGGGGTTTGATGTGCGATTCGGTATGGGTATTCCGATCGCCGAGGAACTGTTGACCGCGTTAGCCGCGGATCGGCTGACGTGGGTTTAAAGCGAGCGTTTGACCAGGAAGGGGTAAGAGATGCGAGGAAAACAGATAGCGCCTGCCGTGGCGCTTGTGCTGTGCCTGGCCGCCGCGGCGTGGGGACAAGCTAAAGCGGTAATCGAGGCGCCTAGCGAGGCACGCCCGGGCGATTTGGTGGTACTAAGAGGCACGGAGAGCACCGGGGACGGTTTTCGTTGGATCACTCCACCGGGATTGTCGTTCTTGCAGTGTTCGCCGCTCGAGCTGGGGTTCGCGGTCGGCAGCCCGGGACGCTATCAATTTACGTTGATTGCGGCCGACACCGAAGCCAATATCGACTATGCAACGCACACGGTGCGGATTGGTCAGCCGCAAGAACCGCCGGAGCCACCGGAGCCACCGGAGCCACCGCCACCGGAGCCACCGCCACCGGAGCCGCCTACGTCGATCGAGGAGATGAGCCAACGGTTAGCCGAAGCGTTGAACGATCCGACGACCGCCGGACAACTAGGCGCGGCGATCCGCGGGACGGTGGTGGAATTGCAGGGGATGTGCAAGCGGGGCCAATGCCCCGGCTTAGCGACCGCGAAGGCCGCTATCGTCGGCACGGTTCGGCGCACCCTGGCTCAGCGCGAGGGTGACAGTCAGCAAGTCAACTGGTTGAACGGTTGGCGCGAGCCGATGAACCAAGCGCTCGGAAAGATCGCGACGGTACCGGATTATTTAGCAGCGATGCGGGCGGCCGCCGTCGGCCTGGCCGCCGCGGGACGAAAGTAAAGCCATGGAAGTTTTCGATTGGATTTGGGACAAGGCGACACAATCCACCTCTCTGCTACTGTTGTTAGCGGGCGGATACGCGGCCTATCAGTTGATACGGTACCTCGGGCCGGATTTGAAAACGTTTTTCATCTCGGGTGTGGAAGCCAACCGCGCTACGGCGGACGCGATCAAGAAACAGGGGCCGCTAACGGCAGACACCAACGAGCAAGTACACATCATTCGGGATACGCAAGGGCCAGCGCACAAAAACACGCATGATACGTTGGCGATGATCCTTTCCAATCAGAGAGCGGCAGCCCGCGGGTTAATCAACGGCTTACACGCGCTCGAGTCGCACTACCCGGAAATGAAATCCAAGTTTGACCCGGCCATCGGCGCGTTGCGTGAGATCGAATCCCGATGAAAGTTCACTACAAGCCACGGTTCGAGTTCCAACGCCGGCGAATCCCGGACGCCAAGGCCCGGGTAGGCAATCGCCAAGGGGCGTTGGTGCGTACGATCGCCAGGCGTTCGATCCGGCGGCGCAAGAAACCGAGCCAACCAGGCAAGCCGCCGACCAATCGGACCGGGACTCTCAAGCGTTTCATCTTTTACAGTTGGGACGCTACCACGCAAAGCGTAGTGGTCGGTCCGGAGCGTTTACCGGGGGCCAAGACGTTTACGCCGGCAGCGTTGGAAGGCACGCGCCGCCGCCGACATTTACAGCCGCGGCCGTACATGCGACCGGCTATGGACGCCGCAAGAACCAAACTACCGGAGCTGTGGTCCGGAGCTATCAAGTAAAGGGGAGCAACGATGGGCACCATTCGCGGTTTAGATTGCGAGATTTTCTACAATTCCGGCTCGTACGCATCGCCGACATTCGCGGAGGTGGACGCGGTCCGGGATGCCAACTACGAGGTGAGTTTGAGCGAGGTCGATGCCAGCCGCCGCGGCTCGGGTGGTTGGCGGATGAACGAAACGACGCTCAAGGACGCGACGCTCAATATTACGTTCGTCAAGGATAAAGACGATACGTCTTTCCTGGCCATTCAAACCGCGGCCCAAGGCGGTACGGCGGTGGAGCTGGTCGCCTATGATGGCGCCGACGCCACGGGGTCCGATGGGCTGGACGCGATGTGGAAATGCACCAATTGGAACGAAACCCAAGATCTCGAGGGAATTGTCATTTGTGAAGCCGTGTTCCGGCCCACGCCCGACTCGGATTTGACACCGACGTTCCTCAGCGGTGCGCTACCAACTACCCGCCCATAAGACACGCCCATAACACGCCTGAACCTGCAAGATGAGTACCGTTACAAATTTCAAAGACGCTCAGGGCCACGAATGGCACATTTCCATCGATTGGGCCGCCATGCGCCGCAGCGCAGCGGCGGGGGTCGATCTGAGCAAAGTCGAGATGTACTTCGGGGACTGGTTCCGCGGCAGCCACACCGTAGTCGATGCGCTGTATGCCGTGTGTCAGCCCGAGTGCGAACGCTGGAAGCCGGCGCCGCTCGATCGAGACTCTTTCGAGGCAAGAATTGTGGGCGACGTCGTACCGGCGGCAGCCGAGGCGCTGGTAGATGCGCTACAAAATTTTTTCCAGAAGGAACGCGCGGAGCTGCTGGCCGACGCGGTCCAAGAAACGAAAGCGGAGTTTGCGCAACTACGCGCACAGTTGAGGAAATCGTCTATCGGCTCGCCGGCTACGTCGGAGTAGAGCCGGGGCCGTATTCCCTTCGTCAGTTGGTATGGATGGCGGAGGGAAAGGCCAGTAGAGACTGGGACCATACCGCGTCGTTGATAGCCAATTTCCGCAACGCGTTGGGCGACAAGTCGGCCGCCGCGGAGCAGTTCCACCCGGACCACTACAAAGCGTTTTACCGCCGTCAATTGAGGCAACACACAAGGGGAAAATCCAATGCCGACTAGCCTGTATCGTCACACTGGCGATTTGATCGATTACACACCGGGTAGCAATCTTTCCGCCGGCGATATCGTGGTGGAAAGTGAACTCGTGGGGCAGGTGCCGAACGATATCCTGGCGAACGAAAAAGGTAGTTTGAGGATCGAGGGCGTTATCAACATTCCCAAACTAAGTACGGACGTGGTGTCAATCGGTGACACGATCTATTGGGACGCGGGCAATACGCGCGGAACGACCACCGCCAGCACTCACAAGATCATCGGCAAAGCTGTCGAGGACGCCGGCAACGGAGTAGCGGATGTGGACGTTAAGCTAACGCCGCAGATGCTAACGCCGTAATTTCGCAAGCGCGGGTGGACCGGACCACCGCAAAAAACCGGCGCGGGCGGCCGGCGATACGGGCCAGCGTTTTTTCCACGAGGTTGAACGAGCATGGCCAGGCCTGGGGCGGTCAAAGCGGGCGAGGCGTACGTCGAGCTATTCAGCGACGATACGCCGCTCGTGCGCGGCATGAAGGGCCTAGGGGCCAAACTCAGCCGGACCGGCGAGCGGATTGGTTCTATCGGTAAATCGGCCGCAGCGGCCGGGGCGGGCATCAAAGCGCTCGGGGCTGCCGTCGTCGGTCCACTCGCCGCAGCTACGCGCAGCTTCCAAACGGCCGGCGATGAAATCCAAAAGCTGGGAATCCGAACCAACGCCTCGGCGGCGTTTCTCTCGGAGCTCGGGTTTGCCGCCGAGCAAAGCGGCACGAATCTCGATTCCGTAGGGGCCGCGCTGTTCCGTATGAATCGGCGGGTAGCGAACGCCACCACGGAGATGGGCCCGGCCCAGCGAGCTATCGAGCTGTTGGGTCTGTCCGCCCAGCAGTTAAACCGGCTGAGCACGGAGGATAGATTTCTCGTGCTGGCCGATGCGCTCAGCAAGATGAAAAACGAAACTCTGGCCGCTCAGCTCGGCTTCGAGATTTTCGGCGATAACTTCCGCCAGATTAAGCCGCTCATCGATGAGGGCGCCGGGGGCATCCGAGCGTTAACCGCGGAGGCGAAAGAGTTAGGTATTACCATCGGCCAGGAAGATGCCGACGCCGCCGCCAAGCTGGGCGACGCCATGAACCGGGTAGGGCGTTCGGTGCAAGCCTCGTTCTTGAAACTGGGCGCCGCAGTGGCGCCGACCATCACCAAGATAGCGGACACCATCGCGGGGATCAGCGCGGGCGTGGCCAAGTGGATCGATCAGAACCGCGAGCTGGTGACGGTGGTGGCTGCGGTAGGCACAGGCCTGGCGGCCGTCGGTACGGCTGTGGCGGTGGTCGGCGGAGGCGTGGCCGGGTTAGGGCTGGCGATTAGCGGGTTACATACGGCGCTGGGAGCAGTGGCCGCCGTGGTCGGCACGATTAGCGCACCAGTGGCGGCAGTGGCCGCCGGCGTGGTAGCGCTCGGCGCGGGCGTGGCGTACGTAGCCCACCAGGCCGGCTTACTCGGCCCGGCGTTCGAGTTTGTCCGCGAGTCTTTCGGCAGGGTGTTCGCCACGTTTCAAAAGACATTCGGCGGGATCGTGTCTGCACTCAAGGGCGGCCAGTTTAAGCTAGCCGCACAGATTGCGTGGGCAGGCGTCAAAGTGGCGACACTACAAGGCGCGCAACAAGTGCTGATCGGCGTGGAGTATCTGTGGGACAATGCCGGCAAAATTACTACCAGTTTTTTCAGCGCCTTAGGCAAGCTGGTCTATAAGGCGTTCGCATCGATTCCCAAGATTGCATTGGCCGCCCTGCGCGGCGGGGCCGCGTTGGCCGAAGCGATGCAAAGCGTATTCGCGGGAGTGTTCACCGAGGCCAATCTCGCGGCGACGCTCGAACCGGCGCTGGCTCGAGCTCAGCGGCAGTTAAACGCCCGTTTGCAGCAGGCCAGCCGGCTAGGGCAGCGTAGGGCACCGGCAGACAACCGCCGACCGCCACCGGACCGGATTCCGCCTAACGTCAGGCGCCCGATTGGACCGCCGGCCGAATTGCAACAGCCACCGCAAGCGGTGCCAGGTCCGGCCCAGGCCCAAGCGCAGGCGGTCGGAGGTAATGCCGATACGCAGTTCGGGCAGTTGCTCGCGTTGACACGCCGGCAGGTGCAGCTACTCGGCCAGATCGCCGCCCAAGGGGGGCTCGGGTAGATGGCCACGGCGTACGAATTATCCAATCGGCGCGAGCTGAACGACGAGGAAAACCCGAGCGCCAATACTACTTGGCAGGTAACCGGGGCAACGTCCTACGCCGACGCGCGGGCCGAGCTCGACGCACAGCTACCGACGCGGTTTACGTTTCCCGGCGGCAGAACGGCGTATCTGGACGGCATCGCCGCTATTGAACTGCGAGACGATGAGTTTTTCGAGTTTTCGGTAGCGTATCGAAGCCAGCCCACGCCCGAAGCTAATCAGACCGAGTACGAGTTCGACGTTTCCGCGCAAAACGAACCGCTGACGCAAGCGGTAGCCACACGCAGTTTCGCGCCACCAGGTCGCCGCGCGCCGGAGTTCGGCGGTGCTATTGGTGTGCAGCAAGGCGGAGCGGTCCAAGGGCGACCGCAGTTGACGCCGGCCAGCACGTTTGCGATTACCAAACATTGGCCGGTTGCCAGTGTGACGCTCGCGTACCAGGGGATCATCGAGAGTTTGGTCGGTCATGTGAACGGCGGCACGTTTGCCGGCCGGGCTGCCGGTACCGTGAAGTTCTTAGGGGCCCGCGGACGACGCACCGGCGACAAGTTTCCCATCAGTTACCAGTTTGGCTTCCGGCCTAATTCGCCTCCGTTCCGATTTGATCGCATCAACGTAACGGGGATTCTCGGCTGGGAACTAATCGACGTGCTGTACGCGCTCGAGGCGGACACCACGGCGAAGCGGCTGGTGTCCAGACCTGCGGCCGTCTACGTGCATCAAATAGCAAGCTACTCCTCGTTTTCAGCATTGGGGCTCTAAATGGCAGATTTATCACAAACAGCGGCTAACGTGGGCGTCAACGACGCGAGCACAGTCATTGCTGCGGTGCAAGTTGGCGAGGCAGTCACGCAAGGACAGCCCGGCTATTTGAACGACGCGGACTCAAAATATTACGGTTGCGACGGGACTAACGCGACGGGAGCCGCAGCCAAGGCAGAGGCCGCCGGCATCTTTCTCACGCCAGCGGCAGCCGACGGATACGCGGCGTTCGCGTTTTCACCGGGCAATGTAGATTTAGGCGCCACGTTAACTGTGGGCGAAACGTACGTTGTGAGCGGATTGACAGCCAAGGCTATCGGTCCGTTGTCAGACCTGGCCGCCGGCGATTGGGTTACGATCCTAGGGGTGGCCGACGCCGCCGATAATCTCGTAATGGACATTCTTGCCAGCGGCATGCAGAGGGCGTAGTGTATCGATTCCAGGGACAACCCGCACGATTCCGCGCCGCCGAGGTGAATCGGTGGAACGCGTTCGCAAACCAGCAAGCCCGCGGCGAGTTGCGGGATTTGGATTTGCCGACCGCCGAAAGCTACAATCCCAGCTCGCGCGTGGCGGTCATACGCAACGACACCGGCCAGGATTTAGCACGGTTTGACTGTGTCGGCTTGGATGGCATGGTCTGGGATCTCGACCAGGCTACCACCGAGGTTGTCTTCGTTGCCGCCGACGCGGACGACGATAAACCGCCGGCAATTCTTATCGATCCGCTAGCCGACGGGCAGCTCGGCCGGGCTGTTATCGACGGCGTAGCGCTCGCGACCGTAGCGGCCGGGTCCGGTGACTACGCAACGCCCGCACTCGCACTCACGCCCGCCAGCTCCGGGGCAATTCGACTACTAGGCACGCCCGACGCAAGCGACGAAAAATTGTTGCCGGTAGTGCTGAACGCAGGCAGTACCGGCGGCGGTGCCGCGAAGATTGTGCAAACACCAGGGGGCGGGATCGCCGCCCGCACCGGCACGACCGTAAGCAACGCCACTTGTACGGAGTTTCGCATTACCAGCGGAGCATTGGCCAGCAACACCAAGACGCTGACCGTGCACAATATCTGGCCGTTCGCCATCCCGGCGAATATGTACATTCTCGCCGCCCAAGAGAGTTTGAACGGCGATTGGTTGGCGGTGCATCCGGGGGTTGTGGACGTGCAATGGAACTCACCGGATCTCGAGCAAACCTACGACGGTTCAACGCTTCAAAATATCGATACCGCGGTTGTCTGTACGTAATGCCATTACAACTCGTGTCCGGCCACCTGGCCCGCCAAAACTCGACGCCCGACCATTTGACACTCTGTCCGTGCAATTGCACGGTGTTGAAGGGCAACGCGTGCAAGTGTGTCTCTACGGCATACGGCACAATCAAAACGCGTCGCACCAACGTGACGATTAGCGGTTCTATGACCGGCGTGCCTTGGAGTGTTGGGACGGATTGTCTAGGCGTCAGCGGCACATGCCCCAATTTCGCAGGTACCTACATTGTCAACGCTTGCACGTCTACGAAGTGGTGCGCGGCGGGGTTTGTTTGCACTAGCGGCGGCTTTGATTACTACAATTTAGCGACGCTGGAAATCGGGACGGAGGGCACCAGTTTGGGCCTGCAAGTGGTTATCCGATCAGGCCAAATACGTTTTGCCACACCAAGCAGTAATCCATACCCCACGCCGACAATTTGTTCTTTAACGCCGACGTTGGCCCGGTACACCAGGACGATCAACTATTCATTGCCGGATGTGTTGGACGATTGGGAATACGAGCTATCGCCGCCGTGCTACGAGGAGTGTAACAACGTCATCAGTCGAACCGATTGCGAAACCGCCGTTTCGATTGTCAGCGATTCTACGGCATTGAACGCCGTCACGAACGGGTGTGATCCTTCGTCGTTGAGTGTGGCTATTAGCAGTGATGGCGTGTAAATGCGGATGGCGTTTTTTCGGAGACTTGGCTGGGCCGATAGTCTGCCCCGCGTGTCATGAAGTATTGAATTGTGGCGCATGGTCGGAGGCACCGCCGCCGTGTCCCGCCTGGGCCGTGGCGTTGTGCTGGATCACTCGGGCCGATGGCGTCGGCTCCGCGATCGAGCGTTTGTTATGGTGGCCGGGCAGGTGGTACAAACAACTCCGGCGGTGGTTGGGGCTACCTTGCCGATGCGGCCAGCGGCGAGCCAGGCTAGATGCGAAGTACCCGTGCAAAAAGGTACTTCCCGGCGATACGCGACGG